TAGGGATTAACTTGCAAATACTATAGGGGCAAACCCTTAGTTTGCATGGATAGTTTGGATTTGACATGGACAACTAAAATCATGCGTGAATTGTCCACAGAAAACCTATATACAACCTGACTATTTTCAGACTTATGGACAATATGGACAATAATTTATCTATTTGTTTTGGTAGATTAAAAAGTAATACTATATAGCTACACAGTAGGATATGGATCACGTTTGGCCAGCGACTTAAAATGTCTGTCCAAATTGTCCATATTGTCCATAAACTATAGTATTACATACCCAAATGGCCATGTTAGTGCCCACTAACTTACCATGTTAGTGACCACTAACTAGGCTAAGTTAGTAAGCACTCACTTCGCCAAGTTAGTATGCACTAACATATAAATTTGACAAGTTAGTAGCCACTAACTTTCAGATGTAAGTGAGTGCTCACTAACCTGGCTGCTGTAAGTAAGTGCTTACTAACTTAGGGGTGGGGGTAGGGCCGACGGCCATGGGTCAACGGTGACGGAGGTTTCACGAACAATTTTTTTTATTTTTTAAAACCAAATCTCAAAGCCCAAAATTGTTGCCCACATGACCCACACTTTGGTATATTCCAATCGCTGGCGCACAGTAACTGAGTTGAATATTGCTCCTTCTTTATAATTCTCAGAACTCCCTGCGCTAGCGCCCACATTGCGGGGTGGAGAAGAAGTATCTCGTTGGGCCCATAACCCAAAGACCGCTGGTGCGAATCCAGCCCCCGCTACCATCCATTACACTCCGCACATGACGTTCCACAGCCTCCCATTTGAGCCGCGCAAGGTTGTCGCAACCGAAGCGCGGTTAAACAAAATCTACGACGCCGCCAAGCTGGGCTTGAAGGGCGACGCTTTAGCCTTAGCGTCCGGCATGTTGCCGACCGAGTACCGGCAACTGTGTGAGCTAGACCCCATCGCGGACATGGCCGCGCAAAAAGGCAAAGCCGACGGCGAACTGGAGATGTCCACCTGTCTGCACAAGGCAGCGCATGAAGGCGACGCCAAAGCGGCGTTGGCAATCCTCCAACACTCACACGGCTGGGTGGCCAAGCAATCCATCAGCATCGATGTCGATCAGCGCATCAGCATCATCGGCGCGTTGCGCCAAGCAGAGTCACGGGTTATTGATGTGATCGCCCACGAACCGAGTCCCATGCTGAAACAGGAACTAAATGCAGAACACCATCTACAGCGCTGAAGACGAAACCGAATTGATGGCGCGGCTATGGTCGCCCCAGATCAAGGACAACCCGCTGGCGTTTGTGATGTTCGCGTTTCCGTGGGGCGTCAAGGGTACGCCGCTGGAGCACTTCCAAGGGCCGCGCAAATGGCAACGCGAAGTGCTGCTGGATATTGCCGAACACATCAAACTGAACCAGAAAAAGCTGGACTTTGACGTGCTGCAAGAGGCAATATCGTCTGGCCGTGGTATTGGTAAGTCGGCCTTAGTGTCATGGCTAACTATCTGGATGCTGGCGACAAGGATTGGCTCGACGACCATCATCTCGGCCAACTCGGAGTCCCAGCTCCGCAGTATCACCTGGGCCGAGATCACCAAGTGGCTGGCGATGTCGATCAACAGCCACTGGTTTGAGGTGTCAGCAACTAGAGTGATGCCAGCCAAGTGGCTGACTGAGCTTGTGGAGCGTGATTTGAAAAAGGGCACCCGCTACTGGGGCGTCGAAGGGCGCTTATGGTCAGCGGAAAACCCAGATGCGTACGCTGGTGTGCACAATTTCGACGGTGTTTTGGTGATTTTTGACGAAGCATCAGGTATTGACGACTCTATTTGGGCGGTTACTGGCGGTTTTTTCACAGAAAACACGCCAAATCGCTTCTGGCTGGCCTTTTCCAACCCGCGCCGCAATACGGGGTACTTCTACGAAGCGTTTAACAGCAAAAGAGAGTTCTGGCGCACGAAAGTGGTGGACGCGCGCACGGTCGAGGGCACTGACAAGCAGGTCTACGAGCGGATCATCGCGGAATATGGGCCAGACTCGGCGCAGGCGCACGTCGAGGTGTACGGTCAGTTCCCCAACGCGGGGGATGATCAGTTCATCGGGGCTGACATCGTGGACGACGCCATGAAGCGGACGAAATACCAAGATCAGAGTGCGCCGATAGTGATCGGTGTAGACCCCGCACGGTTTGGAGCGGACGCAACGGTGATCGCGGTGCGGCAAGGTCGGGATATTGTGAAGATCATGCGGCATCGAGGGGACGACACCATGACGGTGGTCGGGCATGTGATCGAAGCGATTGATGAGTTCAAGCCGACGTTGGTCGTGATCGACGAAGGTGGCTTGGGCGCGGGGATCGTGGATCGGCTCAAGGAGCAGCGGTACAAGATCAAGGGCGTGAACTTCGGAAACAAGGCAAAGAACCCCGTCATGTATGGCAATATGCGCGCGCAGATGTGGGGCGACATGCGCGATTGGCTCAAGACGGCGAGCATTCCGAACGACAGGTTCTTGAAAACGGACTTGATTTCGCCTATGATGAAGCCTGATTCACGTGGAACAATTTTTCTGGAAAGCAAGAAAGACATGAAGTCGCGTGGGCTAGCGTCACCAGATGCCGCCGACGCAATTGCTGTTACATTTGCGTTTCCTGTAGCACATCGGCAATATGTTGAGCCAACCCGCCGCGTGAACGCGCAAGGCAGTGGAGTCAACGCATCATGGATGGGATCATAAAATGGCGAAGAAAAAATAATGGACTACACAGGCATAGCCGCAGCCGGTGCTGTGGCCAACGGCGGCAAGCAAAAAGGCTCAGAATCTAATGTCTTGGCGACTGCTCGCTCGCGTTTGGACATGGCCATTGGCGCGCTGTCTGAGTCTCGTCAAGATGAGATTGATGACCTGAAGTTCTACGCTGGCTCACCCGACAATCGCTGGCAGTGGCCAGCGGATGTGCTGGCCACCCGTGGCGCTGTGCAGGGTCAGACAATCAACGCCAGACCGTGCCTGACGATCAATAAGCTGCCCCAGCACGTCAGACAAGTAACCAATGACCAAAGGCAGAACCGCCCAAGTGGCAAAGTTATCCCAGCCGATGACCACGCAGACATTGAAGTCGCAGAAATCTTCAACGGCATGGTCAGGCACATCGAATACATCAGCGACGCTGACGTCGCCTACGATACGGCGTGTGAAAACCAAGTCTCCTACGGCGAAGGCTACATCCGCATCCTGACCGAATACTGCGACGAAAACACGTTTGACCAAGACATCAAGATTGGCCGTGTTCGCAACTCATTCAGCGTCTACATGGATCCAACGATCCAAGACCCGACCGGCGCGGACGCCAATTGGTGCTTCATTACTGAAGACATCACCAAAGACGAATACCAGCGGATGTACCCCGACTCTGCGCCCATCACCACCTTGCAAACGCTGGGTGTGGGTGACCAAAATTTGAGCCAATGGCTCATGGAAGACACTGTCCGCGTTGCTGATTACTACTATGTAGATTACGACAAAGCAACGCTTAACCTGTACCCTGGGAACGTGACCGCATTTGAAGGCACCCTAGAGGACAAACAACTGAAAGCAATTTATGGCAAGCCTAAAAAATCTCGTGAATCTGATCGTGTCAAAATTAAATACTGCAAGATTAATGGTTATGAAATTCTTGAAGAACGCGATTGGGCGGGGAAATACATCCCCGTAGTTCGCATTGTTGGCAATGAATTTGAGGTCGATGGCCGCTTGTACGTGTCTGGCCTTGTGCGTAACGCCAAGGATGCCCAGCGCATGTACAACTACTGGGTAAGCCAAGAAGCCGAAATGCTAGCGTTGGCACCCAAGGCACCGTTCATTGGCTACGGCGGCCAGTTTGAAGGTTATGAGACTCAGTGGAAGACAGCCAACACGACCAACTGGCCGTATTTGGAAGTCAACCCAGACGTGACCGACGGCCAAGGTGCGGTGTTGCCGTTGCCTGCCCGTGCCCAGCCGCCAATGGCGTCGAGTGGTCTGTTGCAAGCCAAAGCTGGCGCGTCTGAAGACATCAAAGCGTCTACTGGCCAATACAACGCATCCTTGGGTATGACATCCAACGAGCGCAGCGGCAAAGCCATTTTGGCTCGCCAGCGCGAGGGCGATGTGGGCACTTACCACTACGGCGACAACTTGGCTCGCGGTGTGCGTCACATTGTGCGCCAGTTGGTGGACTTGATCCCCAAGGTGTACGACACCCAGCGCGTGGCTCGCATTATTGGTGTGGACGGTGAAACCGACATGGTCAAGTTAAACCCTGACCAACCTGAAGCCGTTCGCAAGATTACCGATCAGAACAACCCTGACATCGTGATCGACAAAATCTACAACCCCAACGTCGGCAAGTACGATGTGGTGGTGGCGACCGGCCCAGGCTACGCAACCAAACGCCAAGAAGCGTTGGAAGCAATGGCTCAACTGTTGCAGGGTAATCCGCAACTGTGGTCTGTGGCCGGTGACCTGTTCGTGAAGAACATGGACTGGCCTGGTGCTCAAGAGATGGCCAAGCGGTTTGCCAAGACCATCGATCCTAAGCTCATGGAAGACGGCGACAAGCCACCAGAGTTGCAAGCGGCTGAACAGCAGATGCAGGCGATGGGTCAAGAGCTTGATCAACTGCATGAAATGCTTAAGAACGTCGGCAAGTCGATTGAAGCGCAAGACATGCAGCGCAAAGATTTTGAAGCTGAAGTTAAGATGTACGAAGCCGAAACCAAGCGGATCGCTGCGGTGCAGGCAGGCATGAGCGAGCAACAGATTCAAGATATTGCCATGGGCGTGGTTGCTGCGGCGATGGAATCGCAAAATATGGCTAATGAAATGCCTGAGATGCGTGAAGAGTCTATGCCTATGGAGATGATGCCACCAGAGCAAGAAATGATGCCACCTGAACAACAAATGGGAATGCCACAATGACACACAAAGCCGCTGATTTTTTAGGCTTGCTGTTTCTAGCACGGGACGTGGCGCACAGCGTTCATTTGAACACCCGCAGCTTCAGCAAGCACGACGCACTTAATATTTTCTATGCTCGCATTGTTGGCGCAGCAGATGATTTTGCTGAAGCGTACCAAGGCCGTCATGGTTTGATTGGCCCAATCACTTTGCATTCGGCAAAGAAGACTTCCAACATCATTGAGTTTTTAGAAAGCTCGTTGGCTGAAATTGAAGAGGCTCGGTATAAGGTTGCCGACAAGTCAGATTCGTCATTGCAACAGTTGATAGATAATATTGTTGAAATCTATCTTCGCACTTTGTACAAACTGAAATACTTAGCATAAGGACACATCATGGCAAATTACAGAGCTCTCACTGCCACGGCACAAGTAAAAGTTGGTGCGGGCAAACTCAAAGGCATTTTCGTCAGTTCTGGCACTTTACCAACTGTCGCTGTGTATGACAGCGACACGGCTAGCACCAGCGGCACCACATTGATTGCTCAGTTTACCGCTGCTGCTCCAGGCAACTACCCGTTGCCAGGCGACGAAGCAGGCGTATTCTTTAGCAAAGGGCTTTACGTTGTATTGGGTGGAACAAGCCCAGTTGCAACAGTTTTGTTTGATTAACTGTACTGGTGCGGATCACCAGGGAATCTTAGGATTCAAAAATGACTGAAGAAGTCCAACAACCCTTAGCGGAAGTAGACTCCGCGCCCGCAGCAGTAGTGACGGCCACTCCTGAAGCAAATGTAGTTGCGCCGGAAGTCGCTGATGAAGCAAAAGAGTCGAGGGTTTTTACCCAAGATGAACTTGATGCAGCAATTGGCAAAAGGCTTGCAAGAGAACAACGTAAGTGGGAAAGAGAGCAGACTCAACGCCAAGCGGAAACGCAAACGCTGAGAGCGCCAGCAAGTATCCCGTCAGTCGATCAGTTTGAAAGCACTGAAGCCTATGCAGACGCATTGGCCTACCAGAAAGCTGAACAACTGCTTGCCCAGCGAGAACAAGCACGGCAGCAATCTGCAATTCTTGATGCTTATCACGAACAGGAAGAAGAAGCGCGGGCTAAATATGATGACTTTGAACAAGTCGCATACAACCCAAAACTTCCCATTACTGACGTGATGGCTGAGTCGATCCGAGCCTCGGACATAGGCCCTGAAGTAGCTTACTACCTCGGTGCCAACCCCAAGGAAGCGGAACGAATCTCTCGTCTTGCGCCTATCGTGCAGGCTAAAGAAATTGGGAGAATTGAGGCCAAAATGGCCAGTGATCCTCCCGTGAAACGAACCACGTCTGCGCCAGCACCGATTTCGCCTGTCACTGCTCGCTCTTCTGGGGGCCCAGCCTATGACACTACTGATCCACGGTCTACCAAGACCATGACGGATTCGCAGTGGATTGAAGCTGAAAGAGTAAGACAACGAAAAAAGTGGGAAGCACAAGCCAACCGCTAAATAATTTTTAAAGGACTTTTTTCATGGCTAATAGTATCTTAACGATTGACATGATTACCCGCAAAGCTCTTGAGATTCTCGAGAACAACCTGGTGATCACCCGTAACGTGAACCGTCAGTACGACGACAGCTTTGCTGTTGAAGGTGCCAAGATCGGTTCTACACTGCGTATCCGCTTACCCGACCGCGCTTTGGTAACTGACGGTGCCGCCTTGCAAGTTCAGGACGACAACGAACAGTTCACCACACTGACTGTTGCTTCACAAAAGCACATCGGCGTGAACTTCACATCTGCTGAATTGACCATGCAATTGGACGACTTCGCAGAACGTGTGTTGAAGCCTCGTATCAGCCAGTTGGCTTCCAGCATTGATGCTGATGTTGCCAATGCGTACAAAACCATCGGTAACACCGTTGGCACTCCAGGCACCACTCCTTCTACTTCTTTGGTCTTGTTGCAAGCTCAACAGAAGCTGAACGAAAACGCTGCCGTGATGTCACCACGTTACGCTACCGTCAACCCTGCCGCTAACGCTGGTTTGGTCGAAGGCATGAAGGGTTTGTTTAACCCCACCGACACCGTCAGCAAGCAGTTCAAGAACGGCATGATGGGCGCTGGCGTGTTGGGCTTTGACGAGGTCAACATGTCTCAGTCAATCAAGCAACACACCACTGGTACACGTGCTGCTACTGGCAACACCACTGGCGCTGCTGTGACAACCGAAGGTGCATCTACTTTGACATTGACTGTCGGCTCTGGTGAACTTATCGCTGTTGGTGACGTGTTTACGATTGCTGATTGCTACGCTGTGAACCCACAAACCCGTGAATCTACAGGTTCGTTGTTCCAGTTTGTTGCTCTGGCATCAACAACTGCCACCACAACTGCTACCGTTACCGTGGCAGCCATGTACTCAGCTAGCCATGCTTTGGCCACCATGTTGACTTTGCCTGCTACCAGCAAAGCCGTCGTGTTTGTCGGCACGGCCAGCACTCAGTACCCACAAAACTTGGTCTACCACAAAGATGCGATCACTTTTGCGACCGCCGACTTGTTGCTGCCCCAAGGCGTCGATATGGCTGCTCGCGCAGTTCATAACGGTATCAGCTTGCGCGTTGTTCGTCAGTACGACATCAACAACGACCGTATGCCTTGCCGTATTGACGTACTGTATGGCTTCAGCACAATCCGTCCACAAATGGCCTGCCGCATGTGGGGCTAAATTGATTGGGGGCTTCGGCCCCTGTCTTCGTAACTCTTTTTAAGGAAATTTATCATGGCATTACCTAATTCTGGCGGTGGATACCAAGTCGGTGACGGCAACCTGAACGAAATCGACTTGTATGCAACAGCGTCTCAACAGACCGCAACCGCAACCGCGACCCTGACCGTTGCACAAATTACGGGCAACTTGTTGGTGGGTAACCCCACCACAACCGCTGCTACGTACACTTTGCCAACGGCAACCGCAATTGATGCGGTCATAACTAACGCAAAAATTGGCAGCACGTTCAATTTGACTGTTATTAACCTCGGCACTTCCACCGGCCTCATCACGATGGCTGTTGGAACTGGCATCACTGCGGTTGGCAACTTGGTTGTTGCTATTACTGGCAGTGCGGCAGGTGTTGGTGGCGCAGCGCAGTTCATGTTCCGCAAAACAGGCGACGCTGCATACACTTTGTATCGTATTGCTTAAACCTAAATAGGGGCTTCGGCCCCTATTTTTAAAGGAAAAAATCATGCCAAATACTATTGCTGTAGGCGTCGCGTTTGAAGACGCGCAACTAAACGGCGCAATCATGGGCAAAACTGGTGGAACTGCGGGCTTCTACGGAACCACGCCGATTACACAAGCTGCGGCCATCACTGCGGTCGGAAACACTGCTACGGGAACTGAGCTGGCAACCGCCATCAATGCTCTTCGTACTGCGTTGAAAAACATCGGCATCACTGCCTAAACCAAACGGGGGCCTAAACAGCCCCCTCTTAAACTATGGCTGTTATTTACATGTCTCATGAAGTTCACGGTGCCAAGGTTGCTACTATGGAACTTGAAGCCGTAGAAGATGAAAAAAATGGCTGGGTGCGATATACTTTAGACACGCCTGTTGAGGCGGCTCCACTGGAAGTCAAACGTCGTCGTAGCCGATCACCAGAGGTGGTCGAACAAGGAGCATAAACATGGCCATCTACACTGCTGGCGATCAAATCAATAGAGCATTACGATTGCTTGGTGTGTTGGCCGAAGGTGAGACAACTTCCGCGTCCGTGTCTCAAGATTCGCTGATGGCGCTGAATCAAATGATTGATTCATGGAACACTGAGCGTTTGGCTGTTTTTAGCACTCAAGATCAAATGTTTACTTGGCCTGCGGGTCAAATTACGCGCACTCTTGGCCCCACAGGTAATTTTGTAGGTAACAGGCCAATACTGTTGGATGATGCCACTTACTACCGCGATGCAAGCACCAACGTGTCTTACGGCATCAAATTTATCAATCAACAACAGTACGACGGCATTGCTGTGAAAACGGTGACGTCTACATACCCACAGGTCATTTTTGTCAACATGACCTACCCTGACGTTACGATGACCGTTTACCCACAGCCTACACGGGACTTGGAATGGCACTTTATTTCGGTTGAGGAATTGACTCAGCCCGCCACTTTGGTGACCAACATCTTGTTCCCACCAGGCTATTTGCGGGCGTTTACCTACAACTTGGCAATGGAAATTGCACCCGAGTTTGGCGTTGAGCCAAGCCCACAAGTGCAACGGATTGCAATGACGTCCAAGCGCAATCTCAAGCGCATCAACAATCCTGACGACATCATGTCGATGCCTTACGCCATTGTGGCCTCACGTCAGCGGTTCAACATCTACGCCGGTAATTACTGATGCAAACGCCGATTCTTGGTGCAAGCTATGTTGCTCGCAGCATCAACGCTGCCAACAATCGCATGGTGAACCTGTACCCCGAAGCCACGCCAGACAACGGTCAGACGGCGGCTTTTCTAACGCGCTGCCCTGGGTTGGATTTTTTGCAAACAATCGGCACCGGCCCGATCAGAGCGCTTTGGGCACATCAGACCAACGGGTCTGACTTTTATGTGGTGTCAGGTTTGGAAGTCTATAAAGTTACGGGCATGACCGCCGTGCCTACTTTGCTTGGTACCGTAACCGGCACTGGCCCCGTGTCCATTGCCGACAACGGCACCCAGATATTCTTTGCCTGCAATCCTGATAGTTACATTTACAACGAAGTCACCAACGTGTTTGCCCAGATCACTGATCCAGATTTCCCTGGCGCGGTGACTGTAGGCTATCTAGACGGCTATTTTGTGTTTAATGAGCCAGACAGCCAAAAGGTGTGGGTGACGTCGCTGTTGGACGGCCTGTCGGTCGATCCGTTGGATTTTGCTAGCTCTGAAGGCTCACCCGACGGTTTGGTGGCGCTCATCGTAGACCACCGTGAAGCCTGGTTGTTTGGTACCGATTCTGTTGAAGTCTGGTACGACGCTGGCTTGGCTGACTTCCCGCTCACCCGCATCCAAGGCGCGTTTAACGAAATTGGCTGCGTGGCTGCGTTCTCTGTAGCCAAGCTCGACAACGGTTTGTTTTGGCTGGGCACCGATGCCCGTGGCCAAGGCATCGTCTACCGTGCCAACGGCTACACCGGCCAACGGGTGTCCACCCATGCTATTGAGTACGCAATTGCTCAGTACAGCGACATTTCAGACGCGGTGGCCTACACCTACCAGCAAGAAGGCCATGCTTTCTATGTGCTGACGTTCCCTACCGGCAACGCCACATGGGTGTTTGACGTGGCTACCCAAGCATGGCACGAACGTGCTGGCTGGGACAACGGAGAATTTACCCGTCACCGATCCAATTGTCAGTGCAACTTTGGTGGCAACACCATCGTGGGCGACTTTGAAAATGGCAACATCTACCAGATGACGTTGGATGTCTACGATGACTATGATGAGCCTCAAAAATGGCTGCGCTCATGGCGGGCGCTGCCTAGCGGTCAAAACAACCTCAAACGTACCGCGCACCACAGTTTGCAGTTAAATTGCGAATCAGGTACTGGGTTGGCCACCGGTCAAGGCGACGATCCTCAAGTCATGTTGCGCTGGTCTGATGATGGCGGCCATACTTGGAGCAATGAGCATTGGTCACCGATGGGCAAGATCGGGGCGTACTATCAGCGCGTCTTTTGGCGGCGGCTTGGCATGACGCTCAAGCTGCGGGACAGGGTTTATGAAGTGTCTGGGACTGATCCTGTAAAGGTCGCCATCATGGGCGCTGAATTGATTCTGAGCCCGACCAATGCCTGAACAACTTAATATAACGAACCTACCTTCGTCGCGGGTTGAGTTTATCGACCCCCGCACGGGGTTGATGTCGCGTGAGTGGTATCGGTTCTTTTTGAACTTGTTTACCTTGACCGGCGGCGGCAACAACCAGACATCTTTGGATGACTTGCAACTTGCGCCGCCATTCGTACCCGCAACTGCGGGCGGCGGTTCAGGCACGGTCACATCGGTTGATGTGTCTGGCGGCACCACAGGGTTGACTACTACTGGTGGCCCGATTACCACCAGTGGCACGATTACATTTGCCGGTATTTTGAATATCGCCAACGGCGGCACAGGAGCCTCAACGGCGGCAGGCGCTCCCTTTGCGCTTAAAGGTGCCAACGCCGACATTACCAGTTTGGCGGGGCTTACCGGCCCTATCAGCAGCCCAACCTATGTGCAATTTGGCAGCGGATCAGGTACGACTTTGGCCGCTGGCCGCATGTGGTACGACGAAACTGTTGGCTCGCTAAATTTTGGTATGGGTAATGGCAACATCACCCAGCAAGTTGGTGAAGAGCTATTTATTTACGGCAAAGCCTCTGCGGCAATTACAGACTCCCCACTACAGATTGTTTACCATACCGGCACGGTAGGAGCCAGCGGAGTTATTACGTTTGCGCCTACGATTGCAGGAATTACAAACGCAAACGACATTGTTGGCGTAGCTACTGAATCGTTGGCGCTTAATGATTTTGGGCGAATCACAACTTATGGTTTAGTGCGTGGCATTACAACTAACGGTGCTGCTTTTGGTGAAACTTGGGCTGATGATGACGAAATTTGGTACAACCCTGTAACTGGCAACCCTACCAATGTTGAACCGGTTGCGCCTAACATTAAGATGCAAATTGGCATTGTGGTTAATGCAGGGTCTGGTGGTTCTGGCTCGTTTCAAGTGGGATTGCAACGTGGCTCAAAACTTGGTGGCACTGACTCCAACGTGCAGTTTGGCACCTTGGCCAACAACAACCTGATCGCCTACGACAGCACGTTAGGCTATTGGAAGAACGTCACCGCAACCACTTTGGGTTTAGGTACGGTCACTTCGGTTGCGGCGACTGTTCCTTCATTCCTATCAGTTACCGGCTCACCTATCACAACTTCAGGTACTTTAGCCATTTCCTATTCAGGGACGGCTTTGCCGGTTGCCAACGGCGGCACAGGCACGGCCACACCCGCGCTGGTTGCAGGCACCAACGTCAGCATCACCGGCACTTGGCCAAACCAGACAATCAATTCCAGCAACCCAGGCGGCACGGTTACTTCAGTGGCGGCTACGGTGCCGTCGTTCTTGTCGGTCACCGGTTCACCGATTACTTCGTCCGGCACCTTGGCCATCGCCTATTCGGGAACGGCTTTGCCTATTCTGAACGGCGGTACAGGTCAGACGACTGCCGCCGCCGCATTCAACGCCTTGTCGCCCATCACTAGCACTGGTGACCTGATCATTGGAAACGGCACCAACAGCGCCACAAGGTTGGCCATTGGGGCCAATAACTACGTTCTGACATCCAACGGCACCACGGCGACATGGGCGGCGGCCAGCGGCAGCGGGGCAACAATCAGCAATGACACGACAACGGCCACCAACATCTACCCTTTGCTGGCCAACGCCACTTCTGGTTCGGTGGCTACGGTTTACACCAGCAATGCCAACTTGTTGTACAAGCCATCTACGGGCGAATTCTTGGCTCAACAATTTAACGCGGGCAACGGAATTTACGTCAACAGCAAAACCATTTCTACAAGTTACACTATAGCTACTGGAAATTCAGGCATGTCGGCTGGGCCGATCACCATTGCTAGCGGTAAGACAGTGACAGTCTCGTCAGGTTCCCGCTGGGTTGTTTTGTAAAAGGTGCTTCAATGACTGTAACTGCCAAAAATCTAGTGCCAGCCAAAACCGTTGAGGCGACTCAGACAACGCAATACACGGCCAATGGTGTAACCACGATCATTGACAAATTCACAGCCACCAACTACAGCGGTTCTGCGGCCACCATCAGCGTCAACTTAATCACCGCCACGGGCACCGCCAGCAACGACAACTTGATTGTCAAAGCCAAATCCTTGGCTGCATCTGAGACTTATATCTTTCCTGAGCTTGTTGGCCACATCTTGCCATCTGGCGGGTTTATCTCCACAATCGCAGGCACAGCCAGCGCCATCAACATGCGCGTCAGCGGAAGGGAAATCTCGTGACCGTTGTCATTCAGACTTACTGCGAACACCCCGCTTTGGCCTACGGCGCTTTGATGGTGTTTAAAACATTGCGCGTGGGATTTCCCACCGCAAAAGTACTTGTTGTTGATAACGGAAGCCACCCAGACGTATTGCCTCAAATAAAAAAAGCAGCCCTCGACGCCGGATGCTTGTTTACGCCCGCGCCGCGCCAGCATTTTTTAGATTTCTACCGCTGGGTATTGTTTGAGCAGACCGCCATGACTTCGATAGTTTTACTTGATCCTGACGTAGTGTTTTGGAACAACGTAGAGCATTGGAAATTTGACGGCTTAATGGCAGGCAGACTCATTCCTGACCTCTACAATTACGGCGTGACTTCTTTGTCTCGGCTGCACCCTAGTTATCTATGGGTGCCAGATGTGGCCAAGCTGCGTCAAGCATTAGCAAATACACACGCTAATGGCTTTGATCCTTTGCGTCAGTTTTCCGCGCCAGCCAACGGCAAAATGTATTTCTGGGACACCGGCGCGGGTCTGTACCAAGCGTTAGCCACCAAATGCGATTCATTCTCTGACGCGCAACTTGATTGCTACGATCACTTATTTTATGGCTCCCATCTTCCTGTTGTGCAACCCGCGTTAAACGATGAAAACTTAACGTACTTTGCCCATCAGGCCGCAGCAGGAAATGACTTGACTGCGCTTAAAGGCATTTGGCGCGAACAAGATAAGCACTTTAAATCACAACGTCAAAAACCTTTGCGTGGTGAAATGATGTTGGCTGAAATGATTAAAACTTGCAAAACTTTAGGCCAAGCACAAGGAATTGAAAGCGGATACGATGTTGCGGTAGAAGGCTTACTTAGTAACATAAAGGCTCAACTATGAGCAATTTAACCAAGCAAGAAGACGTCGGCCAACTGGTTTTGCGTGAGCTTTTGAGCTTAGAAAAGCCTGAGCAAACGCTTTTGCAGTTGCCGCAAGTCGAATGCTCTGTCGTGCATCACTTTGGCCCTGGGGTGTGTATCCGTGAGGTTTTCATGCCTGCGGACACTTTGGCTATTGGCCATAAACAAAAATTTGACCACCTAAACATTATGTTGCGCGGCAAAGTAATGATTGTTACAGACGACGGCAGCACCCAAGTATTGACTGCGCCGATGATCTTTACCGGCAAAGCTGGCCGCAAGATAGGGTACGTTTTGGAAGATATGGTATGGCAAAACATCTACGCCACTGAGTTGACAGACCCAGACGCGGTGGAAGCTGTTTTTATTGAAAAAAGCGAAGATTGGATGCAAGACCAACAATCTAAACTGGCAATTGAAAAGCTAACCCGTGTAGACGACCGTAAAGATTACTTTAACTTGCTTGACGAATGCGGTATACCTCATGAGTTGGCCAGACAGCAGTCTGAAAACGAATACGATCAAAGATGGGTTGATAGCCAAATTACTCGCGTAGCTGAGTCGCCCATAGAAGGTAAAGGTCTATTTTTGACTTCACCAGTAAAATCAGGCGACATTATTTGCGCGGCCAGAATAGACGGGTACCGAACACAAGGTGGTCGATTTACCAACCATTCAAAAACACCAAACGCAAAAATGGTTATGCTGCCTAACGGCAACATCGATCTTGTTGCGCTAGTTGACATTGAAGGATGTAAAGGCGGCGCTATGGGTACTGAGATAACAATTGACTACCGGCAAGCCTTGGCGCTGTCAGGTATTGAATTTAAGGAGTCAGCATGTCAGCAATAGCAACAGCAATTGTCGCCAGTTCTTACATGGGTTCAAAGGCGGCAGAAAGAGGCGCGAACACGCAAGCCGAAGCAATGGATCGTTCTTCGGAATTGCAATACAAACAATACAAACAAGACGTTGCAAGACAAAAACCGTTTTATGACGTAGGCGTCAATGCATTGCCGGAACTGGTTGAAGCGTCAAAATACAAAAATTTTGGTATGGATCAGTTTCAAGCTGATCCAGGTTACGCATTTCGTTTGAGCGAAGGCACAAAAGCCTTGGAGCGATCCGCTGCCGCCCGTGGTGGTTTGCTGTCTGGCGGCACTGGCAAGGCGCTTACGCGGTTTGGCCAAGAAATGGGCTCGCAAGAGTACACCAACGCATTCAACCGCTATCAGGCCGAGCGTACCGCTCGTCTGCAACCTTTACAAGCGCTGACAGGCATGGGCCAAACCACTGCCCAACAAATAGGTCAGCAAGGTCAGCAGATGGCGTCAAATGTTGGCGACGCTATGGGCAGCAGTGCTGCGGCAAGAGCATCGGGGTATGTTGGCAGCGCAAACGCTTTGACCGGCGGTTTGAATACGTATTTAAACTACACAAACAGTCAAAATTTGGTAAACGCATTAGGCGCGCGTAATGCAGGGCAAGTTACTCCTGGTTACTACGCATAAGGATTAAAAAATGGCTATTGATCCTAGAATTTCCCTTGGTGTTCAACAACTTCAGTTGAATGACCCACTGACGCAATACGGCCAAGTGCAAAACATTTTGGCCGCGCAATCTCAAAGACAAGCCGCCGGTACGCAAAACGAGTTGGCCCAAGCGCAGCTAGGCCAAGCTCGGATGTCGATTAAAGAAGCGCAAGAAGCGCAAGAATATATAACCCAAGTTATGGCTGAGGCAAAAAGAAGGGGTGCAACAACTGATGACCCTATGAACGCCGCTATGCAAATGTTGAACCATCCAAACCCAAAAGTTCGAGAAGCGGGCAAAAGTTTGTTTGACGCAAATCAAACAGTTTTGGCGTATCAACAAGACAGATCATTTGCAAACCGCAACGCGCCGCAACCCCCGCCTGTTGCCGCGCCTCCAGTTGCTGGCCCATCCGCGCCTATAGATGAAGCGTTGAAGATGGACTACATAAAAAATGCTCGACCAGGCGTTACATACGAAGATTTTGTGGCTAGCCGAGCAGAAGGTCTAGCCGCGCCAGTAGTTGCGCATACACCGGTTGTAACAGCAACCCTTCAAGCGCCAGGTGTAGACCCAGCGCCGCGAGTCAATAATTTACCTACTGCTGCACCTGCTGCGGTTGCACAAACCAACGCGCTTGCCTCACCATCCAGAGCAAATGAATTGTTGAAGGAAATTAACTACTTGCGAACAAATTTCCCCTACAGCGCCAAAGCAAAAGAACAAATTACGTTTCTCACTGAACGGTATAAGGAAGCTATTAAGCCACAAATTGTGGCCCCAGGTTCAGCTATTGTTGTTGATGGTGAGTCAATATTCACCGCCAAAGACAAGCCACTTACTCAAACTGATCTGGTAAGAAATTTTGAGTACGCAAAAACACCTGCGGGTGGCAATTACAAAGGTTCGTTTGCTGAATTTAAGGCTATTTCAACGCCTAAGACATCGGTGTCTTACGGGCCACAAGAAAAAGAAGAGAAAAAGGAATACGGCAAACTTTTGGTTGATCAATTTAAAGTTGTAAATGACGCCTCAAGAATTGCCGCAAGATCAATGCCCGCAATTGAAAGCAATCTTGCTACCTTAGATAAAGGGTTTGACACTGGATTTGGAACTGAAACCATAGCCGCAGGCGCTAGGGTGCTGGGCGCTCTTGGTGTTCAAAAAGCAGAAGACTTTGCTACAGACGCGCAGACATTCTTGGCCAGCGCCAGCGCGGCTGTGTTGCAACGACAATTGGAACAAAAAGGCCCGCAAACCGAATATGACGCGCAACGCATCACAGCCACTGGCGCTCAATTAGGTAACACCAAAGAAGCCAACCGGTTTGTTCTTAACGTGGCCAAAGCCCAATTTCAGCGCGACATTGAGCAGCGCGAATTCTACGCTAAATGGCGCGACAAGAATAAAACATTTGAAGGTGCTGAAGACGCATGGTTTGCTGGCCCAGGCGGTAAGTCTTTGTTTGATACCCCTGCACTTAAAAAATACACCACTAACGCAGTAGAACAAATTCCAGGTTCAGGCCCCGCGCCTGCAAGTAATTCAGTTACGCTGCCTGATGGTCGTATTAAGACATTTCCCAACGCGGAAGCGGCCAATCAGTTTAAAAAAGCCGCAGGGATTAAATAATGGATTACGACGCACTCGCCAAAAAATACGGCGGCGCAGACGTTGCGCCCGCTGTTGATTACGATGCGCTGGCCAAGCAATATGGCGGTGCAGATATGGCACCACCCAAACAACAAGCGTCTAACGGCATTTTGGGGCCAATCAGAGGCGCAATCGAAACTGGCGCGGGTTTGGTATCTAATCTTTTTACTGCGCCGGTTGTTGAAGCAGCCAAGATTTACGGCACATTAACTAGCGGTAAATTTGGTACTCCTGAAGGCATTCGAGCAGGCGAAGAATTTGGCAACCAAGTCCAAAGACAAAACTTTTACCAACCACGCACTGAAGAAGGCCAAAGGTATTTGCAAAATATCGGCGAAGCTGCGTCAAAAACAGGTATGCAAGGCGTACCGTTGCCCCTGTTGGCCGATTTAAGCAAAGGTGTATCAACAGCTACCCGCGCAGCGCCTTTATCAACGGCAGTAAAAATGCCGTTTGATAAGCAAATTCAAGCCAAGCGCGAGCGTTTGTCGGCAGAGTCCTACGCCAAGGCACCTCAGTTAGACGCAATTGCTGAAGCTCAACGGTTAAAACTTGCGCTTAACCCTGTAGACATTGAAAATTCAATTTCAGCTAGAGCTTATTCCGCTGCCGCTGGGCCTCGCGGCCCTGAAGCATTGGCTAAAGTTAACCAACCCCGTGTTACTGAAATTGCAAAAAATGAACTGGGGATTGATTCCACAACATCGTTGACTAGCGACTCGTACAAACAAGCCCGTGCCAAATTGGCCGCGCCATATGACGAAGTACGCAAGCTGCCAGCTATGGTGGCAGACGAAACTACAATTAAAAATCTAGACGACCTACGCAGAAATGAAAATTTACTTGGCGACAAAGGCGCGGCTAAAAAAGTAAATAAAGAAATTGATAAGGCCATAGCTAACGTGCAACAAGGTTTGACCGGCTCTGACCTTCTTGACAGCGTTAGAAATCTTCGCGCAGAAGCCAAACAAACATATAAAAACCCAAGCGCCAAGCCAAAAGACATAGCCGCAGCGGACGCCAACTTGGCCATTGCCAATCAGTTGGAGTCAATGATTGAGTCCAACATTACCAACCCTAAACTGTTGGATCAGTTCCGCGACGCGCGTCAAAAAATGGCGCGGTCGTATGTGTACGAGGAAGCGACTGACTTTAATACCGGTCAAGTTGACGCATCAAAATTGGCGCGCATCACAGCCAAAGATAATGCGTTGACCGGCGACATTAAATCTATCGGCGTGATTGCAGGTAACAACCCAGACGCGTTTACAACCCAAGTAGCGTCTAAATTTTTTAGTGCCCCTCGCCTTACACGATCTGGATTAGGCGGCGCAACCGGCGCGTTAATTGGCTCGCCTTTTGGTGTGCCAGGGTCTATCATTGGTATGGCAGCAGGCAGTGTTTTAGGTGAGTATGGCGGCGGGTTAGCCGCTAAGCGCATGGCGTCGCCTGGGTACCAAGCCGGTTTGACAATGCAAGACTTCCGCATTCCTACCAACCAACTTGCCGCAGCCGCTGCGCCTATTCCGCAAAACCGCGCTGTTGTGCCTTATGACCAAAGTAATGCACTGGTGCAACCAAATGAGATTGTGGGCTACACCCAAGACGGCTCACCAATCACCGCCGCGCAAGCGTTCAGCCGTCCTAACTTCATAATGACCCGCCCAGGGCCTGAAGTCAGAACAAGCGTACAACCCACGCCACCTCAATTGGCTGCACCTAGCGCAGAAGGCACCATCAACGCTTTACGTGCTGAAGATGTCCGACGTGCTGGCGTGTCTCGCACCTTGGGTCAGGAAGCCGAAGCTCAACAGGCTGCTGCTGAAGCCGCTGCCCGCAAGCCCGCTGGTAGGGGTGCCGAGTTAGTATTTGACAACGCGGGCAATTTAGTAGAAGCGCCAACGGCGGGCACCACGATTATGCCGACATCGCTGGAAAGCGCCATACAGAAGTTGACCGGCCAAGTCGTACCTGAAACCAGCACAAGTTACAAAACCACGCTGGTTACGCCTAAGAGTGGCGCAAAGCCCTACTACAAGATCACACCTAAAGAAGGTGAGACTACTTTTGAGCGCGGCGTGTCTAAGGCGTTTGATCTGACAGCAACCGAAAAAATTGCTTGGGACAAAACCAAAGCCAATTTGAATTTGATTGATCAGGCACCAGGGTTCAAAGCGCTTACCGACAAAGCCATTGCCAAGAAGATGATGGATCGTAAGTGGGTTGCAGAAGCCTACAGCAAAGCCCGTGAAAAGGCATTGATGTTTGACGAGATTGCCAAACGTGCGGCCAACGAGCAAACCAAATTTGATGCTAACGTCAAGCGCGACCAGATGCTCGACTTGCTCACCACGCTGGAAGATAATCTGCGAAATGCTCGCCCGACGTCTGCCGGTGGCCAAGGCCCAAAAACCCGTGAGGCTATTCGCAATAAACTAGCAGGCGGTGAAACCAAGAACGCTTTAACCCCAGTCCCGAAAGTTGACATTCGTGGATTTGAACGTGAATAACAAACTTGAGGTAAACACATGGCTGGCTTAACCCCCTCACCCAAACAGCAGATTTTCGGAACGGATGGCCTGCCTCTTGTCGGCGGCAAAATCTACACCTACGCGGGCGGTACTTCGACGCCTATCGCTACCTACACCGACTATGGTGCTGCTACGGCCAACACCAACCCGATCATCTTGGACTCGCTTGGCCAAGCCAACATTTGGTTGATTAACACCACCAGCTACAAGTTCATAGTCAAAGACGCCGACGATGTGTTGCTCTACACCGTAGACAACATCTCCATTCCCTTAGACTTCTCCGCGTTTGCCTCGCCCCCGCCCATTGGAGACACCACACCCAACACCGGCGCGTTCACTACGCTGACGGCCAGTGGCGCCGTAGCATTTGCCACAACCTTGGGCGTGACCGGCGCGGTGACCTTGGGCAGCACCTTGACGGTTGCTGGCCAACTGACCTTAAACAACACCGGTGCCGCCAAACTGAGCGCGGGCACTACCGGCCAGCGCCCCACACCCGTCACTGGCATGGTGCGCTACAACTCCACAGACGGCAAGTTTGAAGGCTACGGCGCAACAGCTTGGGGTGCCTTGGGCGGTGGCGCAACTGGCGGCGGCGCTGACCAGGTGTTTGTGGAGAACGGCCAGACTGTGACCACAGACTATACTCTCAGCACTGGCTTTAACGCAATGTCTGTTGGCCCGATCACTGTCAATAGCGGCATCACTGTCACTGTCCCCTCCGGCGCTCGCTGGGTTGTTCTGTAAAGGAAATATATGTCATCAGTCGTTATTTCGGGGGATACCAGCGGGGCTATCACAGTATCAGCGCCTGCTGTTGCGGGTACAAATACGCTGACTTTGCTTGCCGCCACTGCGACCAATTCTGTCAATGTTTTGTCAACAGCGGTTGCGAGTACATTAGGCACTTCTATTAATTTCACAGATTTGCCAGCGTGGGTGAAGCGGATTACTGTGATGCTTCAAGGTGTGTCTTTATCCTCAACAGCGCAAATTTTGGTTCAGTTAGGGACTGGCGCAACACCTACATACACAATAACTGGATATCTTTCAAGCAGTGGGGCTGTATCCGGATCAACTGCTGTTTCAAATGTTACTTCAGGATTTAATGTAAGAACAGACTCGGCTGCACAAATTGTTTCTGGAATTATGACTATAGTAAATATTACAGGTAATTCTTGGGTATCTAGCCATTCAGCAAAACAATCATCAAGCACCGTAATTCTTGGTGGTGGTGATGTTTCATTAGGCGCAGTGCTGACCGCTGTTCGCATTACATCGACAAGCACAGACACCTTTGACCTTGGCACTATCAACATTCTGTACGAAGGATAATCATGTCAATACTTGCTTTAACTTCTGACACACTGATTGCTACAGCAGCCGCTGGCAATACTGAGTACGATGGCGTATGCTTTTACCCAACGGCTGATACTACTGGCGGTAGACCATTTTCACCAAACGCACAAATATTCAGGCTAACTGCAAATGGATCAGCAATTGGCGCAACCATTGCAGATTATTTCAGTACATCAAGTTCAATAACTTTATCCGCTGCGGGTGTTTACGAAATCGAATATTTTTTGTTTTTTACCAAAACAACTGCTGGCACAGTAACCTTTACTTTGACGGCGGCACAAACACCTGTGAATGTAAATGCGTATTATGTTGGCACTCCAGTTGGCGGTGTTGGTACTGTGGGAACGGCTCAAACAGCGGCAATAGTAGCAAGTGCATCAACAACATCAGCGTTACCAGCAACAGGTTCATTGACTACTGCTGTTAACCATCAATACTATTTAAAGGCAATTGTTCAAGGTCATGCAACCGTTGCTGGAACATTTAAATTGCAGGCGACTGAAAGCGCTGGAACAATAACTCCTTTACTTGGTAGTTATTACAAAGTAACAAGAATTCCTGCAACTAACTCTGGCATATTTGCTTAAAGGATAATCATGAGTACCGTAATTGATGGTTCAGCAAGCGTCACGATCAACTCTGGCGCAATTCTTGGCATTACCTCTGGCACTGCGGTTGCATCTACCAGCGGTACAAGCATTACGTTTAGTTCAATACCAAGTTGGGTTAAGAGGATAACAGTTGGTTTTATGGGTGTTTCAACAAACGGTACTGCCAACATTCAAGTCCAATTAGGCGTTTCTGCAACAGCTATCATTACAGGGTATCTTGGCGGTGCTTGGTCATCAAACACTAATAATACAGCTTTTACAACGGGATTCGGATTAACGGCTGCAAATGCTGCAACTAGATTTCAATATGGGAATATGACTTTGACAAATATGTCGGGAAATCTTTGGACGGCAACGGGAGCTGTATTTGATGCATTTTCAAGCGCTGCAAGTGTTAGCGGTGGGCATATTTCTTTAGGTGGAGTATGCGACTCAATAAGAATTATTGCAAGTACTACTGGTGCCCCCGCTGATACCTTTGACGCTGGTTCAATAAACATTCTTTACGAGTAAACATCATGACACACAGAACCGTAGTTAACGTAGAAACAGGCGTAGTCACTCAGGTGGAGTACACCGCTGAAGAGCAAGCGGCGCATGATGCAGCAGTGGCGGCGCAAGAAGCTGCGGCGGTTGTGGAAGTAACACCAACTGAGCCAGCAGCATGAGTTTAGAGACAGACTTCTACGCGCACCAGGCATCTTGCGATGAGCGATACAAGAACATCGAAGAGAAGCTAGAGGCTGGAAAGCAGCGCATGACGCGCATAGAGTATCTGCTCTACGTCGTGATTGGCGCGGTGTTGCTCGGCCCTGGCTTTGTTGGCGTGATTGTCAGCAAATTAATAGGCGCGTGAAATTGAACCTATCACACTGGCATTGGCTGCAATTGCTGGAATTAAGCAAGGTGTGGCTTTGTACAAGGATGCCAAAGCTGCGGGGACAGACCTTTACAAGATAATCAAAGAGATCTCTGGGTTCATTGGGCAGTTCTTTGACGCGCATGAAGAAGTCAAAAAGGACGTTAAGCGCCAAGAACTTGACCCACCCAAAACCAAATCAATGAAAGCGCAGGCGCTTGAGAACGTGTTCCACCAGATTGAGTTGGAACGCCAGTCGGTTGAGTTGCGTGAGTTTTTGATCTACCACACAGACCCCGCGCTTGGTGCAGTCTGGTCACGGTTTGAAGAAGAATACGCAAAACTGAACGAGGAAAACGAAAGGCAGATTGAACTGGAACGCCAGATGGAGATCCAACGCAAATGGCAACGCAGAAAAAATCTCAACAACTTGGAAGACAAGGCGTTAATAATCGCAGCAGTTCTGACAGTTACTATATACCTCCATCTAATGCTGTGGTCGATAAAACAAATGAGCATGGACAAGTAGTTTTTTTAATTTGTTTAGTTGTGATAATGCTGATCTTGCCGCTGTTTTTGTACCTGATGGCATCGATGTATTTTGATATGCTTGTTGTTCAGCAAGAAAACAAACAACAGCAAAAAGCTGTTCAGAAATTGATTGACAAAGCAAAGGAAAAATAATGCTCCCAATACTTGCATCATTGCTTGGCAGCCTAGCCGAAAACGGTTTGGGGCTGCTCTCTAGTGCCATCCAAGCCAAGGGCAAGGACGTAGTTGAAAAGACGCTAGGCGTGAAAATCCCTGACAACCCAACTTCTGAGGACGTTGCCAAGCTGCGCCAGCTTCAGTT